ATCCGCACAGAAATTCTGATAATCGTCTTTTTGTGATATTTTTAAACTTAATATTTCTAAGTGATCATAGTTTTGATTAAGATCAACATTAACCTTTAAATATCCATTGTCTTCACCTGGTGTTGTCCTAATTCTATATGACTTAGACATAATTTAGTTATCATTTTTTTACTTATTATCATATACTTCAATATCTTCAATATCCTTAGTTACATATTCTTTAGTTTTACTGAATTGTTTTTCTCTTTTTTTCAGTTGTCTTTTTACTTTAAATTCCGCATATTTACTAAATATACCCATTAAAAAACCTTTAAACTTATTACTAACTTTATCTAGTTTTTTTGGTAAAAAGAATGCAAAAAACATTTGTCCTACTAATACTAGTATAACTAAAGGTATTGCAATTACTATAACAAAAAACGCAATTAATCTAAATAAAAAACTACTTCCTGTTAAATCTGAAGGTAATAATTTTAATGTTTCTTCTGAAGGTATATCACTCACTACACCCGAATTTGATTGTTTGCACGTACTACATCCCATAACTTTAATTTTTATTATAAAACTAACTCATTTTTTAAAAAAGTAATTATTATGAAGTAGAAATTGTCACTTTAATATCTTTATTAGGATATTTTATTTCAAACATACCATTAGGTTCCCCAAATAATGTATATCTACCTAATAGATCTATTTGTCTGGTTTCTTCGTCAATATATGGTTGGGCGACTTCATTTAAAGAATATTTACCATTTTCATTAACTTTGTTAAATACTCGTAAATCTGTAACATTTAATACACCACCAACATTATTAATGTTTTCAACTAACTGAGAAATATAGATATTGTCCCCCATATCCCACCTGTTGATATCGAAATAATTTTTAACACTATTAATAACACCACTAATCACATCTCCTTTAGGTACTGACTTATCCGCAAAAACATCTATTTCAAAACCTAAATTAAATACTTTACCATTTTTAATAGTCACATAGTCATTAATCATTCTATAATCTGCCAAATATTCTGCAATATTTTGTTTTAATGTTGACGTAGATTGTGTTGTAAGTTTCCCATTCGCATCTAACGCTAAAATAGAAACATTAATTTTATTTCTTTCTTCCCAAACGCCAGTCCTAAATGGTACACCAAATTTACCAGGCATTAGAGGTATTCTACTTTGATAATCTTTTATCGTAACACATCTTTCTTGTGCGGAAAAATTGTATTTTACTAAATTTCTTATTTCTTCTATTGAAGGTTCTTCTTTTCCCCCTAACGCTGGTATTGGATTATTAACACTAATACTATTCCTTATAACTCTATTTATATCTTCATCATCTCCATTAACAACAGAACTAATAACACCTAACCCATTAATAGTATTTGGACCTATATTAGTATCTTCACCACCCCCAACTCTATATCTTACATATAATGTATTGTTTGGTGATGGGATTTCACCTAAAGAAAGATTATTAACTATATTACCAATTCTATCTATTTGTCCTCTACAACCAACAAATTCGTTTAATTCTGAAATATCTTCATCTCCAGCCCCAAAAGTTATTTTACAGAAACCGTTATCCGTATATTCTTTAATGAATCTTTGTGGTGCGTTTTTCCATTTACCCACCACAATACCTTCATTGTCAGAAACCGTATTTTCATCGACAGTGTAAACTTCACCTTGTGCCAATGCTGGTACTTCATACCAATTTAAATCGAAGTCACTAAATTCTTCTTCCGTAGGTGTTGTTGTTAAATTTGTACCCTCTTTAGTTATAATATTTTCAATAGATAATACATTATCTTCAGGTAAAATAACCTCTAAAAATGGTTTAAAATCAGACGCTCCTAAAGTCTTTTTATAAATTTTAGTAAACCCATTTAACATTATCTCTCTTTTAGTAAGTGAATAACTTTGGATTATACCATTACCATCAATATTAGGTATGATAAGTCTATTAGGTATCCCACCTGTTGCGAATGGTGATGAGAAGTCACAATCCTCTAACAACTCAAATATTTTACCCGCCCCTGATGCTTGTGAACCTTTTAATATTTTAGGTGCGTAACTTTCATCAAAAGTATCACCCTTTACTGGTATATTAGTAACTGTCCAATCTACTAAAGTAATACTAGGTCTTTTACCCGGAATATTTAAACCAAACGTCCTAGCCAATTCTAATAATGATGATCTCTCTTGTGCATAATTAATCTGAGTTTCATTAAACATTCTATCAGTATGGAAACTTAACATATCACCTACCGCAGCGTTTAATTCTAATAACATCATACCTACTGACGCATCGTTAAAAGATGAAAACGTTTCTGGATAATATTTTTTAATGAACTCTACAAGTTGTTGTCTTACATCTGAGAAATTCCTACTATTATAATCAATTTTTTTAGCCATACTTTAAAATGTTAATGTTACTGTATCGGAACTTTGGAATGTTCCATCTGTCACAGTATAAGTTAATTCTACAATTATTAATTCTTCTATATCATCGTTCCTAAAATTAATACTATTAACTATTAAATTAGGTATATATCTAGATATACTATCATTCAAACTTTTTTTAATATCATCGTGTGTGATACTATCATTAGGTTCAAATATGAACTTTCTTAAATCACTACCAAAATCAGGTAAATATAATCTATCACCTTTATTAGTTAATAATAAATGTAATAAATCCGCCCTAATTGCATCTCGATCTGTTTGATTTAGTTCGAAATAAAAACCCTTTTTACTATCTTTAAAAGGGAAATCAATATTTATATATCTAGTCTTTGCCATTTGTATATAAATATTGTACTATATATTTTTTTAAAAGAAATAGTAAAATAAAAAAAGTCAGAACTTAGTCTGACTTTGTTAAATACTTTATAAGGTTTTAAACTTACTTTGTTATATTCGTATTTCCTCTTTCGTGTTTTGGATTATACGGGCAATGTAAACATCCATTACCACAACATCTACCTCTTCTTATATGATATGATTCAGTCATAACCATTCTACCATCTTTGTCGTAGTAATAATCAGAAGGAAGGAGTTTGTTTCCAAACTCCCTCAAATATAATTGTTGTACCCAATCGTTACTTGCATTTACAGTCATAACTTAAACAATTTCACAAGCCCCACCTGCACAAGCAACTTCTCCAGATAGGTTAGTATTATCTTGTAATTCAATAACCTTAGTTAAATCAACGCTAGTTAATGAATTCATCATTGTGTTATATGTTTCTTCATCACAATCTTCAAACGGGGCCTGTTGGTATGTTCCTCCATTATAAGGTAAAACTGATAAACCATTATAATGTTCTCTATTATTCCACATCCATTCCCCTGCAAGTTCCCAATCTTCCTCTTTTAAAGAAATTGTTGCAGATACGTTATGCGTATTTTGTCCACCTCTGTGTCCAAACTTAATCCACTCTTTAGAAACCTTTTTAACTCTCTCTAATAATTCAAAAGGTGACTCATATCTTAAAATAGAACCTTCTGGTGACTTCTGTGGAATAGATATAACTGCAGTGTCATGTGGACGGAAAATCTCGTCCTCAACCAATTCTGGATGGTTAATAGATAAATAAGTGTAAATTGCCTCATTCTTACCAACTCTAATTCTTCTGATATAATAATCATTATGCCACGCATGAATTCCAGAAGATGTTCCTAAAACTAAAGATGACGTACCTGATGGTTTAACAGTAGTTGTTCTAGCAGCTTTATTAATACCTATCAACTTAGCAACTCTTTCATTTTCTTCTTTAACCGCCTTCGCTGCAGATTTCATATCATAACCTAATACTACACCTGATCCGATACCAGTCATCCCTACACCGATTAATGCGTCTTTTTGTGTAGTTCTTTTCCATACATCTCTAAGATAATGGAAGTCTGTGTATCCTGCTTGCAATGTACCTATAAACGCTGCACCTCTAACTCTTTTCTCAAAGTCTTCTTGTGACTCTATATCTGAAGCATTTACTTCACATAAATTACAGAACTGATAAGGTCGTAAACCTATCTCACAACAGGGATTCGTGCCCCAATCTTTATCATTAGAGAAATAAATTCCTGGTTCACCTGCACCACTTAGTTCAATTCTTTTCCATAAATCTAAGAAAAACTCTTTAGTTACTTTATGTCTTAGTAATACCGCTGAATTGTTTGCTCTACCTCTTTGTGGGTTAAGTTCCCACCATGCACCTGACTTACAAGAAATCATTTCATCGTCATCTGCACTAAATAAACTAATCAACGCCGCTCTACGGATACCACCCGCTAAAACTGCGTCTGCAATATGACATATAATATCGTGTGTCTCAATAGGTGTAAGTTTATCACCATCTGATTTTGCATCTAATACCTTTTTAATATTATGAATACAATCTTTTAGTGGTTGAGGTCCAGGTGCTTTACCACCTGAAGTAACCAACAACGCACCTTTTTGTCTAATATCTGAAAAGTCAAATACTGGTGTAGATGATTTAACTCCGAAATAAGATTCTACTAATACTTTAATTGCATCTGCCCATCCTTCAATAGAATCACCTATTAGATATCTTCTACTTCTTTTTGGGTTTGGTTTCTTAATATCAGGCAAAGACTCAACGTGATGTCTCTGTACTGAAAACCCTACACCTGTACCACCTAATAATAAAAACATTGTTTCTGAAAATGCGTCAACATGATCAATAGGTAAATATGCACAATTATAAACTCTGTTAGGAGATATTTCAATAGGTTTACCACCAAATTGTAATGATCTCATAGAAGGTAATATTTTCTTATCATATACCATTTTATACACCTCTTCAATATCATCCTTAATCTTTGGATATTTCCTTTGATGCATTTCTTTATTTCTAGTAACTAACTCTTCCCAAGTCTCTCTCCTATTTTCTTTCGGGAGAAATTTTGCGTACTTCATATGTACGGTAATGTCTGATAAAATTTTGTTTGATAACTCCATTTTTTTAATTTTTTTTCCTTTTTTTAGAGGGTGTCTTTCCCTTTATGATTTATGTGTGTAAACCATTCAAAAAATACCCTTTTACTAATTTTAATTATTATTTACTGAACTCCTCTTCTTCGCTATCGTCTCACTAATGAAATCAGACTCTTTCCTTTTCTGTCCTTTTTCATGTTGTAATAGTGATACATCTGTACTTTCACTAGTGTCGATAGTTAACGTACCATTGTCAAATACAATGTCGTCAAAAACAACTCCGTCCCTACCAAATCGAGATTTTAAGATGGCTAATGTTGCTCTCCCCTCTTCTTTTTGATCTAATGTCTTAGCAACTGATAAAATAAAGTGACCAATTTGTCCTTTCTTAATAGAACCACCCATCATATTCGCCTCTACTAAGTCTGCACCAATTGCACTTCTATTACCTTGTACCGCAGTCCACCCAGCAATATCTAACTCCGATAACATAGTTTCAAATTGTCTCATCACATTTCCTTCTCCACTATACTCATCTTTGAATTGTTTAGTGGGTTGGATGCAATCAATGTAATCAACGAATACTATGTCTGGTTTAATACCACTAGAAATTAATTTACGTAGATATTGTTTGATATGTGGGATAGTAGTACCATCACTTGACATCTTCTTAAGTATAAGATTACCCTCTAAGTTTTGGAATCTAGGTAGTAGTTCTTTTACTTCTTCCTTTCTTTCTCCCAACTCACTTAGTTCTATCTCAGTAAAACATGTTAAGTGTTTTCTTTGGATAACCTTAACATTATCCTCAAAGAAAATTTG